GAAGTTGCAGTCAGCGCATGCCCTGGGCATCTTCATTTCAATCGCTATCATCAGCCCGCCCCCGATCTTTCTCCACGTTCAGCAGCGCGAAAAACGTCTTCCTTGCTCGGAAAAAATCATTTCTCCTGGATGTCGGCATCATGATCGGATCCAGATCTGAGTACCTAGTACCGGCACAAACGTTCCGGATCAGTACGTTGTACCATTTCCCATCCTCGACAGCCATCGCGCACCGGTTGACCAGGTCAATTTTCTCCATGATAGCCAGCCGCCTTTCCGCAGCTGCAGCAACCGGATCCCCGACGCCGGAGCCGTGCGGCATGCTGTCGATCTGCTGGCCATGCGTTCCCAGCAGGCTCTGGGCCTCGACTAACCATGTCGGATACTGCCGGCAGAAATAGAGTAGCTCCAGATACCGCTCTTTTTTGATCCCGAGAGCCTCCCAGCTTGGGATATAGTGTCTCATCGGCATCCCTCCCTAAATCGTCACATCATCGCCCAGCAGGAGCTGGCTGGCGGCGTGAGCATACTCGCAACTATAGCCCATAATTTCTGTAGGAGGAGCAACCTCCAGCAGCGCTTTTCGGATCGGACATTTCTCGATCTCTTTTCCATCTTTAATGCACATGATACACTCGTTCTCCATGACGGCCTCGCACAGCTGGGCCAGATGGATGTCGCTGATCAGCACCATCCGCCCCTGACGGACCGGCCCCTCGATGTCCAGATGATATCTACCGTTCCTGGCTAATGCGGCATAATACTCCCAGCGGGAATCCGGCATAGTCTGGATCAGCTGGCTCTGGATTTTGTCAACCAGGGCAAACAGCAGACGCAGATCCCGCCAGGCGTATTTATTGACCTGTCTAAGCCGATCCCTGACCGCTGGGCTTCGGACAGCGAGACTGTTTTTCAGAATCATCAGATCCTGCATAAACGCGTTTTCCGCCTTGTTGGGCTTTGTTTTCCGGATAACCGGTTTCTCTGCCGGCGCTTGTGCCTCCTCCGGATCCGGAGGAGCCTCCGGTTTTATGATCCCGTACTTGCTCGCCATCATGGCCGCAAATTCTGTCATCTCCATGCTTTCGCCTCCTATCCATCATTTCGCCGATGCTTCTCTTTTTCAGTTCTTCCAGAATCCACTCATGCGGAACCGTCGAGGAATACTCAACAACCGTCGCGCCGGTCTTTCGGCTGTATATCACATGATGTTTCACAATCTGCTTTTCAGCGATCAGCTGCTTATAAGCGGCCAGCTTTTCCGGCGGGATCCTATCCTTCCAGTAGTCCGTGCATCTAATAAATGGCTTTATTTCTGTCATAGCTCGCTCCAGTCTTCCATCCCGGCTTCGTCATAGCAGATTACTATCCCAGGGGAATCGCTATACCTTTTCACAACGGTTTCGGAGCAGATCAGCGCGTCATCTTTCCAGAATCCCATATCAGTCATGACATCCTTCAGCAGCTTGTTCAGGTTGTCGGTATCGGGCCGGGTGATTTTCCACCGAGAGAAGCCAGGCTGATGTTTTTTCGCGCTTTTCGGATATGGGAAAAGCCAGGCTACAATCAGGAAGACCGCACGGTCAATAATCGGTTCCGCCGGCACATACGGCAGCAGCGCATCCCGGAGGAGGGCCTCCGCCTGAGCTACATTTTTCTTCTTGTAGTGATGAATGTATCCCCCGACAATCCTCTCGCCCTTCTGCTGGGCGGTCGCGGTCGGCGGTATCATTTTCAGCTTGAATTTCATCGGAAACTCCTTTCTCTGCCCTTCCTTTTAACCGGGAGGAAGGCGCGCGCAGCAGGCGCCTTACCACGGTTAGGAAGGACACTGTATAACCGGAAGGAAATATACCTATATAAACTGGATTTTCCGCTTTTTTCCGGTTTTTACAGATCCACTTCCAGCTCCTTCAGATAGGTCCTGATCGTCCTCTCCGTGACGCCGAATTCCTCCGCGTACTCTTTTTGCGTCTTTCGCTTTCCGCCGAATTCTTCGTCCCGTTCGATGGCGCCGATCAGCTTTTCCTTCATGCTGGCCTTCTTTGTTGCCTTCGCCAGATTTCCAAGTTCCCGGCCGTTCTCCATGCTGCGCTCATTCTCCTCGAGGTTGGCGTCGTCCAGGATTCCGCCGGCGTCGACCTCGTGCAGGGGATAGCAGAAAAACAGATTGACCGGCTCAATCCGCGGGAACTCCCGCAGTGTCGCCTCCATCCGCCAGGCTGTGCACTTCTCTCCGTACTCTTCCCGGACCTGATTCTCCAACTCCTTCGGGATCCTCAGCTCGATCATGTCCAGCAGCGCGTCGGCGTCCCTGGCGAAAACTCCGGACCCGCTGGCCCGGTCCATGCTGGACTTCGCGCCCTGGGCGCCTTTACTGTGATGGTGGGCATAGATCACGCTGGCTCCTGTGTTCGCGATTCGGTCGATCGCATTGGTGAACCGGATCACGGCCTCCGCCGCGTTCTCGTCGCCGATTCCCAGCTTGTATGTCGGGTCCAGAATCACGGCGCTGTAGTTTCCGGTCTTCATGGTCCGCGTGATTTGCGGGATCAGCTTGTCCAGCAGCTCCACCTTGCCCCTCAGGTGCACGATATCGATGTTCTCCTGATGCGGGCTGGTGATCTCCATCTTCTCGTAAACCCGCTTCATGCGGTCGTCGAAGCTGGCTTCATCCAGCTCCATGTTCAGGTACAGCACCCGGCCCTGTTTGCACCGGAAACCGACCCAGCGCCGGCCCTCCGCGATGCAGATCGCGAGCTCAACCAGGGCGAATGTCTTCCCGGCCTTGCTGGAGGACACGAGCAGCATTTTGTGCCCCTGCCGGAGAATCCCCTCGATCAGCTCCGGCTTGACCGGCGGCATATTGTCCCAGATCTCTTTCAGGTTCTGCACCTGAAGCGGCTCCACCATCTCGTCCTCGATATAGTGACTCCACTCGACCCAGTCGCTGAGCCCGATATTCCTGTCCACGATATACTGCAGCTTTTCCCCGCGCTTGAATCCGGGCATCCGGCTCAGCCGGCTGGGGTTTTTGTCCTGTGTGTCGACAATCAGCCCATGCTTCCGGCATACCGTATAGAGGAAATCCACCCGTTCCTGGTATTGCTTGTAGTCCACTGCGCCGATGTTTACAATGGCGTGCAGGCTCTTTCCGCCGCTATGCACCAGCATCTTGACCGGCAGCCTCAGATCCTGAATAATCTGGTACTGTGTTTCAATGTCCTGTGAATCAGACTCGACCAGCGCGTACCTGTAGCTGGTTATATTCCGGTTTGATCTGTTTTCGCCGTCAATGGGATTAAAGCAAATCCAGACGCCGGCGGCCTCGTTATAGCTGCCGAATGTGTCCGTGATATCGTCCGGGTGCTTTTTTACGCTGTCCAGCAGCTGTTTCGCGGTCCTGGAAAAAGTCCCGCCGTATGGTTTCCACTTGCCGTCATCGTCCTGATAAGCGGTTGTTACATAGCAAATTTTCTCTTCTGGCTCAAACAGGGCGCTGATGTAGTCCGTGACATCTTTTGCCGCATTGTATCCGGTTGGCACCGGCGGCATGGGTTTGGTGTCTTCCTTCTGCCATCCGCTGGTGTCGATCGGTTCCCCGTTATAGGTGACAACATCGTCCCAGCCATAGGTTTTCATTCCCTGGGCAGGCACCCAGCCGAATTCCTCGGCCATATGGTAGACCGTGCCCATGGTGGCCTCCCGTCCGGCATAATTCCCGAATGTCCGCCATTTTTTATCACATTCTCCGGCATGGTATCGGCTTGGATCTGATTCGCTCCACTCATCCCACAGCCCGCAGGGAAGGCCCTCCTTGTGGAGGGCCGCGCCTACGTTCATCCATTCCTGATAGCTGAGGGACCCGCAGGGGATATGCCGGAGCAGTTCCCGGGCCTCCTCAATGTCCATCATTTAGAAAGCCCCCTTGGTAAAAGCTTTTTTCGGAGCTTCCTCCTCTTTATCAAAGAACTTCTTCAGTTTGTTGCTCTTGTGGGTCTTGCCGTCCCGGCCTTCGTATTCGTCCACATAGATTTCACAGCGGCCCGTCTCGCCGTCAACATGCAGCAGCTTGCGGAATTCCAGCTTGTCCCCGTGGCTGCGCACACCGACGGACCGCAGAAAGGCCCCGGCCTTCCACTCGTGCTTTTCGACCAGGTAAATGTTCTCGACCACCAGCCCCGTCCCCAGCGATCCGCCGTCGATCCGCAGGAATACCTTCGCCATGTTGCAGGGCGGGATCTTCGCGCTGCCGTCGTAATATCCTTTCTCGACCTTGATCACCTCAAAGGGATACTTGCCATCCGGCAGCACCGTCGTCTCCGCGCCTCCGCGCTCCTGGTCCTCGCTCAGATCCGTTACATCGTCCCAGTCATAAGTCTTCAGATTTTCAGCCATTGTTTTTTTCTCCTTTCTTAAAACGGAAGATCATGGATTTTGGTCTGGCACAGGTCATTGACCTGAGCCCATGCTTCAATCAGCACATCGCTGATAAAGTCCTTTTCATAGTCCCGGATCGGCACGACGAGGTCGTAATATTCTTTCTCGGCCACAACGCCCTGCACAATCAGCGGGTCCGGCACCTCCGACGCCTGCATCAATCCCCAGAGCTTCTCCAGCAGCGCGTCCTTCTCCGGGTCGTCGCTCGTCATGCTCTCCGGGCGCTCAGTCGGCGCTTCAGCCTTCTTTTTCCCGGCCTTCCTGACCGGCTCCGGTACTCTGTCCGCGGTCTCCACAACAGCCTTTGCCGGCACCCGCTCCGCGGGCTTCTCCGGCTCCGCCTTCACCGGCTTTGGCTCGGTCTTCCCGAAGATCTGAGCCACCTGGTCGAAGTCGAAGGGCATCTCATCCGGCAGCCCGAAGCGGTTTTTCGCGTCCCAGCAGGCGCTGTGATTGGCGTACATGATCCGCTTCTGTCCGCCCTTGCCCTTCTTTGTCTTTCCGTCCGCATCGGTGACGATGTCTGTCCGGTAGTTCACAAACAGCAGCAGATCTGCCCATTCCTTCACCAGCGGCGCGATATTCTTCTCGTTAAGCTTGAGCATGTACCGGTCATAGCTTCCCATCTCGTCCGGCAGCTCAAACTTCCGGATCATGCTGTGGCAGACCAGGATCACGTGGACGCCAGCGCTTTTGACTTTGTCCAGCTCCTCGAGCAGGGCCTGCATCTTCTGCTTCGCATAGACATAGCCCTTGCCGTATCCCATGTCCTCGATGTTGGTCAGCCCCTTCTCCTTGCACACGGCGCGGAAAATCAGCTTTTCCAGGCTGTCCACGGTGTCGATCACCAGCGTCCCGACTTCATCCGGGTGAGCAGCGGCATAACGAATATCGGCAATTACATCGTCCAGGTTAGCCGGCGGATCAAACCGCGCCACATCCATATGGGTGGTACTGCCCTCTGTATCAATGAACACAGCCCGATCTGCTTTGGACGCAAAGGTGGTCTTTCCGACGCCCTCCGTCCCGTACACCACACACCCGACAGCTGCCTGCATAGGTCCCTTATTGATCATCTATTTTCACCTCCTCACTTGATCATGATATTTTCGGTCGGTTCAATGCTGGCGCCGGGGATCTCCGCGCCGTCCTTGATGGCCTGCTTCATGATATCCTTGTTGATCTCCGGCTCCGTGAAACGCAGGAAGGCGCTGTACTCAGGATGATTCAGCAGATAGCTGACCATTTCGCCCTCGTCATCGATCCGGAGCCGGCTGTTGCGGGTGTAGCAGATTCGGACCTTGCTGGTTTTGAAAAGCTCACCGCCAAGCGCTTCACCAAGCCATGCCCTCAGGCGCTCAATTTTGCCCTCTGCGGCTCGTTTTCGCGCGGACAGGGATTTGATCTCACTCCCG